GGGAGTGGTTATCAATACCTTGATCCACAGAATCGAGAACGAGGATGGTTTGGGGATTCTGGATTTAACGATAGAAGTCAAATTGTTCGATATGCAAAGGCGTTGGGCTTGACATGGCAACCAGAATGGTATAAAATGGTAGGAGTGAAAAAGAATTATCGTAAAGTAGACTGGAAAAATATACCAGAATCTACAGCACAGTTATTAAAGCAAGAACGTACTAGACATAAGAGTATATGTGAAAAAAGACGTTCTCCCGTAAAACATAAATATTGTTATATTTTGGGGAGAACTAGAAAAGAAACAAAAAGTTTAGTACAACAGTTTAAAAAATATAATCCAGATAAAATTAATTTATCATATCCCCAAATAAGGGGTAGTTAGGAGTAGTAATGGCTAAGGTTGGACTTAAATTAGGCTTTACTTTTAGAGTAGGGCCTTTGGATACAAATCAATATGCACGTATAGATTGTGAAGTACATGATATTGATACAGAACAAGATGTGGCTACCCAACTCTCAGGAGCACAATCAGCTTTGGGAGATATATGGACACATGTTCGGAAAACAGTAGATAAGAATATTGAAGATGTTCTTGAAGAAGGGGCATCAAAATGATACGTGTAAATAAAGATAAAACTAATATTACACATCAATTGTCACGAGCTATGGTACTAGAACAAGTTTTAGCTGAAAGAGAACGTCAAGATAAACGTTGGGGTGATCAGACATTCAATACAGATGATCATTGGACAGTTCTTTTAACGGAAGGATTGGGAGATGTAGCTAGAGAAGTATATGAAAAGAACTTATCAGACATGTATACAGAAATTATTCAATGTGCCGCAATATGTTTTGCGTGGGCAGAAGCTTATAACAACCGAGATAAACAAATACCAAGAGGAATATAGATGGAAACTAATAGTGAAAAAATTATTGAATCTTTTTTAAAAGATAAAAAATTAAATTTTTTTCGGGGAGATGATGAGCAATTTGATTATATGAAAATTCCATTTAATATTCCCGTTTTAGATAAATTAACTGGTGGAGGTATTCCAAAGAAACGATTTACTATAATATATGGAGCAACCAATGTAGGTAAATCTTATTTAGCCTCTCAAATTTGTGCTAATGTTTTAAAGGCTGGGGGTACAGCGGCATGGGTTGATACGGAATTATCGTGGGATGCGAATTGGATGGAACGTTGCGGTGTAGATATTTCTAAAATACTTGTCTCACAACCACCGAATGGAGAAGAAGCATTTGATTCTGTTCGTACATTGTTAGATGCGGCGTTTGATGTAGTTGTATTAGATAGTATTGCAGGACTTGTTCCCCATAAAAATTTAGACGAAGATTTTTCATATAATCCTATAGCATGGCAAGCACGATTTGTAACTCAGTCATTACCTAAAATTATGCCTAGTCTTTCTAATGGGGGTGCTTTAGTGGCTATTAATCAAGTTCGGAATAGTATGGGCCCAGTTGCATTAGACCCTATGCCCGGTGGATTGGCTCAAACATTCTTTGCTCATGCTTTACTACAAGTAAGACGGGAGGGCTGGATAGAGGAACCAAAAGGGTCAAAAAATAGAGTAGGATTTGAGATGCAGGTGCGATTACGAAAGAGTAAAGTTGGAGGAGAGAACTGGGATTCTGTAACAATTCCTTTTAGAGTAGATGGAGGTATAGATATATTAGAAAGTTATATTAGAGAAGCTATACAGAAGAAAATAATTATTCAAGCTGGCCCGTGGTACACATATAAAGAACAGAAATATATGGGGTTGAATAGTTTGAAACAATTGTTCTTAGAAGATGAAGCCCTTGCGGAGGAACTAAAAGAAAATGTTACCTCCTAGAGATTATACAGCCCAAGAAAATATTATTGCTGAATATTTATCTGAATGGGGATTACGATATGATACACAGGTTTGGTTTCAACCTTACACAGTAGATTTTTTTATACCAGAGATTCATACAGTAATCGAAGCTGACGGAATATACGGACATTTAAGTAGTCAAGATAAAAGAAGAGATGAACGTTTATTGTATATCTATGATGACGATGTACATATCGTTATACATTGTAGAGAAACAACTAAAAAGAAAATTAAGGATTTTTTATGGCGGGAATTAAACAAATTGGGACAACCACAGGAATAAAAAAACGTAAACCAAAACGACAATCTGCGGCGAGAACCACTAATCAAGATAAAGAATTTTTAGCTTTATTAGATGAACATCTGAAAGGTAAAATGTCTCCACATCGAGGTAATGTTTTCTATCCATCAGCGTTAGGTAGTACTTGTGATAGATATTTATATGCATCATTTAATGGTTTATTACTATGGGAAGATTTAGACCCTAGAGTAAAACGTATATTTGATGTGGGGTCTGGCTTAGAAGATCGCATGACTAAATATTTTACGAATATGGGTATATTAAAAACACGAGAATACCCTGTTTCATTAGACTCTCCCCCTATTAGTGGGAGATTAGACTTTCTCGTTATTCATCCAACTAAAGGAGAAGCTATCGTAGAATTAAAATCTATTAATGAAAAAGGATTTAAAGAATTAAAACATGCCCCAAAACATGATCATTTAGTTCAATTACAGATTTATTTAAACTTACTAAATAAAGATTACGGGATTGTTTTATATGAAAATAAGAATGATCAAACTTTAAAAGCTTTTAAAGTAGATAGAGATGTTACAATGTGGGAGAAATTATTAGAACGTTGTGTTACAATTATGAATATGCTACAAATTCCTGAAGTGTGTACAGGAGATACATGGTGTAAATGTAAGGGAGTTAAAAATGGTAAATTATAAAGAAGGTGAACAATCAGAGAAATGGACACCTATGAAAGCATTAGGTAATGTCAGACGGCAACTAGCTTCTGATTTACAAGTTTCTTCTTTTGATTATGACTTAGACAAATTACCTAAAATTCCTCTAGAAGATTTTGCATCGTCATCTAATGAACGTCTAGAAAGTTATCTTGCTATGTTTGGTGGGTATACAAGTTATTATGAAGCAGAAGTTGCGAAACGAGAAAGTACCCTATTTGCATTACAAGCTGCTTATGATGATGGAACAGCTAGAGCTATGAATAGAATTGCGAAAGCTAGGGAAGAAGAAGGTAAGAAAAAACCTACACGAGAAGAATTGAAGGGCGAAGTTTTAGAATCATATCCTCAATTATGGGAACTTCGGAAAGATGTTATCGAAAATGAAGCTGCTGTTATAGAGACTCGTGGTACATTAAAAGCATATGATAAAGCTTATGCGGCGGTTTCAAGGGTTGTTGGATTAAGGACAATGGGAGATAGACAACGGTGAATTATTTAGGTTTAGATTGTTCTTCCAAAGCTGTGCATGGAGTTATTATAACGGAAACTGAAGCAATACTTCATAAATTAAAATTTGACGGAGTTTCAAAAGGTTCTTTAATTCCTTATGTTCCAGATGTGGATAATAGACTTTTTCAGATATTTGATAAGTTTGCAGGTTACTTGAACCAAGAATTAGAGTATAATAATATACAATGTTCTGCAATTGAAGCAGCAATTTATATTCAAAATGCTCGTACTACTATGAATATTTCTGGCGTAGTAAGTGTTGCAAAATATTTATTACATACAAAAGGGATTTTATGTTATCCGGTTGATAACAGAACTTGGAAGAACCGAATTGTAGGTAAGGGTAATGCAGGAAAACCCGATATTAAAAAATTTGCGGTAGATAAGTGGGGAGATGTATTCCCCGAACAAGATTATGCAGATGCGGCTTGCATTGCATTATGGGCAAAAAGATATAGTAGACAAGGTTTCGATGTAGAGGCATCTAAAACTAAACCCATTAAAGAATCAGTAAACAGAATACTTGGTAAGGAGAGTTAAATGGCAGATAAACCAAAAACTTATTATATGAATACCGGAAAAGCGGTACCAAAAAAATCGGTTTATGAAGACCAACTTCCAGATAATATGTCATTGGAAGAGTTTCGTAAGACACGAGGGACTGTAGTATGGTGTAAATATTATGAATGTGTACATAATAAACAATTTGAAAATACGCAAAGGACAACAGGTACAATTAGAAAGAAAACAAATTTTAAACCTATTAGTGAACAAGAACATATTTGGAAAGGTGTATGTACACGAGATGAAATTGGGGTAGATTTTAAAGCCTTTTTCTCACCAAGTGGAGCAAAATTTAGTGTTCCAGCTTGTTTTGTTGCAGGAACAAGTAAAACCGGATATTTAGATTTTAGTAGACTTTTACAAACAGATGGTACACCTTATGGAGGAAGTATTGAATCACAAGGAGAACACGGTTCAACTGGATTCATACACTAATGCCTAAAATTATATCTCCCGAAGTTCGACTAGAAGCAATGAGTTTATATGTTTCAGGAGAACATACGGCAAAACAAATAACCGAAAAATTATCGGAAAAATTTGGAGTTGACATTACGATTTCCACAGTTTACGCTTGGTCAAAAAGATTTAAATGGGATGAGAAAAAATTAGAACTTCAAACTATTGGAACTAGAGCAGTAATGGAATCGGAGAGTCAACGATTCGCCAGATTGAATACAGAACATCTTGATCTCTATGAAAAGATGCGACATAAAGCAGCAGATAATTTGGAAGGATTAGATTTTCATGATGCTGGAGTTGCGTCACGTACAATTGATATGAGCATTCAAGGTGAACGAGAAACTATGAAAGGTTTAATTAATATTCAATTTGTCCAAGATATTTTAAATGTATTAGTTGAGGAAATCCAAGACCCCGAACTTATTAGTAGACTTGCTTCAAGATTTCAAGGAATTATTCAACACGCGGATACTAAGAATTAATGACTACTCCAAAAACTAACGAAGTTATAACAGTTGCAGATGCATTAGCTAGACTATCAGAAGGATTAACAGTTAATCAAAAAGCTAAAATAGGTAGTTTTCATGAGTTTATTACTGATATTTGGTCACTAAGTTTTGATCGTCCTGAATTATTTAATTCATGGCATGTTGGAATAATAGCAGAAGATGCAGAACGTGCTTTGGCAGATAACAAAAACTATGTTGCAATTCTCCCACGTTTCCATTTTAAAAGTACCTTACTTGGACATGGCTTTAGTGTATGGAGATTATTAAAAGCAACACGAGACACTTCTATTCTATATCTTTCTTATAGTGATACTATGGCTCGTTATCATATTTCCGAAATCAATAAAACGGTACAGCGTAACCCAGTTCTTATGGAAATGTTGACTGCAAGGAATACTCGTGCCGAATTTCAATTTCGATATACAATGAATAATAAACCTGTAGAAATTTTACATGGAGGATTATTTTCATTTAAACGTGGTATGCATGTCAACGGAGCATTGATAGCAGATGATATTTTAAGAGACCCCGAAAATCCTCTTCAGTTGGGGGAGATAAATAAAATTGAAGATCATTTCATGACGGAAACAATGTTTATTCCAAATCGAGAAGCTCCAGTAATAGTATTAGGTACTCCTATGTTACCTGATGATTTGTTATCTAA